GTGATATCTGTCATCTTCGGCAAATTCAAGATCGCATTACTCGGTTTCTTCATGACCTTAGGCCTTGTCATCGCCCCACACCCACGCACAGCTTGCATTCTCACATACATAACGAAACGCGTGCCAGATGTTTGCTGCCACAACGTCCCATTGGACCCCATCGACCCTCGCGCCACCATTTTAGTCCCTGAGCTGACACCATGTTATGCCAAACATTCCACCAACTTGGTTGGTGTTGGCAACCCATACGCATGGCCAGTTGTGCCCAGAGCGTGTATTCACAACGAACTCGTTGCAACGCGTAATCGGACACTGAAGCTGACGAATCCTGGCGACAAACTCACCATCATGAATTTCTTTGCATTCGTTGTTAATAACAACTATTTCATGATGCCTGAGTTCCCAAACTATCCCATCCCAAGCCGTGGCAAGCGCATTCGTCCCGACTTTGAGATGTGGAACCGTCGATTTCCTTTACACCAGCAACACCGCCACCGCGCTGCCCTCATTGAACACCACCATGGGCACACTCGCAACCAACCCCAAGTTTCGAGCTGTTTCGTGAAACGCGAAAATACACTCAAAGGCACAATGCTCGGCATCACGCCGTTCTCTCCCAGAGCTATCCAAAGCCGTTACCCATACTACCAAGCCCGTGTTGGTCCCGTCATATGGGCGATATCGAACATCCAGAAGACGATCTGGTCGACGTCGCAAACTCACCACATCGGCGACACACTTTGGAAAATAATCTACACCGCCGGTTTAAATGCCAACCAGGTTGGCCAAGCCTATCTTGATTTCGTTGTTGACCCCACCCTTGACTACCTCATGTTGGTCATGGGTGATGACAACCTACTTGCCTGCCGTACCGCCACTGGTACAATATTCATTGAACTTGATCAGGCCCGATTTGATGCCCATGTCCTTACCGAACACCTCATGCTCGAACATCGCAAATATGAGTGGTTCGGTGTGTCCCAAACTGTGATGCAACTCCTAAAAAGTGAGTTCGTCACTGAAGGCGTCACGCATTCTGGCATCAAGTACAAAGTTCCAGCCACACGACGATCCGGCGATCCCACGACATCTGAAGGCAACACACACTTAAACGGTTGTATGATTATCTATGCTTGCATGAAGCACCTGCTTCATCGTGATGCCCAACTCCACCCAAACATTATTAATGAGATCTCCGATCTTGGCATGACTCCCACTGCCATCATCCATTACGAGCCAGAAGCCATGTCATTCTGTAGTTCCTATTTTTGGCACGCCCTTGACAACAGCAGGCCTGGTGCCAGCTGTGAAACCATAGTCTTGGGACCAAAAATTGGCCGTGTGATTTCAAAAGCATTCTGGAACATGTCAGATATACCCGACCGCATATGGCTGAAGGCCGTGTGCATCGGCTATTCACACGACGTCGCGCACATACCTATACTGCGCACCATCGTGTCCACTCTCCTTCGTTTGACTGACGATGTTGTTCTCAACGACGCTGCCATCGCATTCGTTAAGAAAGAGAGTGCCCACCGCAATCTGAACATGAAAGTACTAACTATTTCTCCCCTCATCTGGCACCAAATGCATGAAATATACGGTGTCAATCAGGAAGAAATATTGGACATTGAAGCCCACATTGCTTCGATACAACGACTCCCCGTCGAGTTGTCAGGTCCGTTCATACAGCGCATTGTTGAACGTGATGTAGAAGTCGAACCCCCTCTTGGCCCAGCTCCCAACCCATACAGCGATTTTGCAACGCACATGGACGTTGGATCAGTTGCCCACACACTCCAATCAGTCGCCCGTCAATACCTACAACCTGACGGGCTACTCAGTGTGTGTGTCATTTCACCCATTTGGGAAGAACTCGTCAAGCACAAGTTCCGTTTTGCGACATACGCTATTATTGCCATTGAAGCTGGTTGCCACCTTGCCCTCAAGGGCTTACCCGGGCTCTACCATTATGCACCAACGATCCTGTTGCATTTGGTAGCGGCCAGGCTAAGCCTTAAGAAAGGCACTCTGCTCCACGCTGGTTGGAATACATATGCGTACTTAGGTCCCTGGTTTGCGACCACTTTTGGAGGTGGCTAATGGCCCACCCCCGCGCGAGCTCCTAAATAGACGAATGGCACCCCCGCGCGTACTCGAGCCCCGTCCGAACACTTTAACATTACAACATGACGAACCGTAACCCTACTTCCGTTGACCGTAAAATCGACAACATTCTTGACTCCTTAGAGAAACATTCTTCACTCACTGCTGATGGCCGCGCTTGGCTCATAGCAGCATGCGACATCTTCCACGACACTGACATTCAAATAGCTGGATACCCCGACGTTAACACTTCTGCCACGGTTGCACAGCTCATTAAGAAGCAAATTCAAATTGCAGCTCCTACAGGAATTGTTGGCAATTGGGATGCCTCCATCGTCATGTTTCCCACACTGGCGAGCATCACCATCCCTTTTATCAACACCCTAAACAACTTTGGGCAGATTACCGCTTCTGCAGCCCTTGCTAATGGCTTTTTCACTGGCGGCCTTGTCATCAATTCAGG